TTGCGGTTGATACGCTGGTCGTCGGACCAGTTACGACTAACGTCACTGACGTAACGCTCGCGAATATCATCAATGACATTGCAATCAAATCAGTTCTTGAGAACAATGCAGATCTTGAATCTCTTGGTTACGCTGTAGGCGGCATCACCGTTCTTGCGTCTGACCCACAAGCTGCAATGGTTCTTAACATCGAATCGTTGCTTCCGTACTCGGCATTGAGCCAATCCACATTGACGATCATTCCGTTCGCAGGTGGTGAAGTAATCACATACACAGCTGGCACGCTTATCTCTACCGTTGCATTGATTAACGGCACGGACGGCACGATAGCTTCTGGTAACGTCGTAACTGCGTTGGACTTGTTCGCTGATAAAGATCTAGCTGACATCAACTTCCTATGCTCTGAAATCTTCGCTCTTGCAGACCAAGTTGCGGTTGATGCAAAAGTATTGGAAATCGCAAATAGCCGTCGCGATATCATCGTGTGCATCTCTGCTCCAATCGAAGTTGCATTGATGACATCTAATGCGCTTAAGAAAGCTGCAGTCATTGCTAAGTTTGATGGAGCAACATTCGGTTCCACTAGCTTCGCAGTGTTTGACCAAACTCCAGTTTACACGTATAACAAGTATGCAGATACTTACGTGTGGATTCCAGCGGCCGGTCACGTTGCTGGTCTTTGCGCAAATACTGACCTCGTCGCAGATGGTTGGTTCTCTCCTGCAGGTTACAACCGTGGACAGCTCAAAGGAGTTACCAAGATTGCATATAACCCAACGAAGACAGATCGTGACGACCTTTACAAGAAGC